GGTATCGATTTTTTTCAAAATCTGCGAATATTGACTATATTCACACTTTTTTCAGTTTTGTTTTACAATGCCGGTGTTTCGTGGTATTGAACTTCTTGTAGGAGAAGTGTAATGATAGTGTAATGATGTTATTACACGCTATTATATTTTGATAATCATTTCATGTAAGAAATATATAATGTACATATAGTAATGTACATAGTACTTGTACAGTACTTATGAAATTCCATTTCATGTAAGACTAGCGTAATACACATCATTACATGATTCTTACCCTATACTTATTTGCAAATCAGTTTGCAAAAAGATTTGTACAGTACTTGTACAGTACTTATGAAATCCTACTTGTAATGAGATTCTTGTAAGACAAGTGTAATGATAATTCTTACTGATAATAGATTTGCAAATCTATTGTACAGTACTTGTACAGTACTTATGAAATTGCATGTCATGTAATGACCATCTTACACCTGTAAGAATAGGGTAAGAAAGTAGTATACATATTCATTACATGATTTTTACTGATATGGATCTTCAGGTAAGACAAGAGTAATAATAATATTATAATATATTATGATACTGTCCTTACACGTAACTTACATAACAATCCATTTTCAAAATAATTATATACTATAATCTCTTACACTATAATCAATGGCTATAACAACTTGTAAGGTGTGTGGTGATGCATACGAGACAACCGAAGAGGATGCAATCATTTCTCTTTCATGTGCAGGCGAAAAGGTTAGGATCTGTAACAGTTGTTACCTGGAACAGATTTGGCAGAATGAGACATTGCATACATATTGTGTAGGTGAAGAGGATAGGAATTAAGGAGTGATGGGTAATGAATGAACCATTATTTTGTGAGTGCTGTGGGCAGTCTATAGCAGAACTACGTAAAGAAATAGAAGAGAATGGTATTCCAGTTGTAACGGGTAGTAAACAACTTAAATGTGGTAATCACTATCTAAAAGAAAATGGTGATGTTTACACTACCAGTATCTACATGGACTACTGTAGTGATTGTGGCGCAAAACTCGAATATGAGGATTACAAGTTAATCTATGAGTCACATCCCTGGGGTTCAACTACTGCTACTGAAATATTGATTGGTGGTTACAAGTGTCATGCGTGTGGGTATGAGTCAGAGGTGTAAGAGATGAATGTAGGTGAATTAATCGAAAAGTTAAAAGAACTTAACCCTAACTTACCTGTTTATTTTGGAGTTAGTGATACATGGTTTTGGTCTGCTGATTGTTTAGAAGTATGTGATCCTGATAATTTTGGTGAAGATATTTGTTTAATTTATCATTAATTTAATATTTTTATTAAACTTTTTCTCATTATTCTTACACTTTTCTTAACTTTTTCTCATTTTTTTCCGAAACATTTAAATAGTAGTATTTTTAGATATTATACTATCTATTTTTATTAACTATTTTTCGAGGTATCTTACATGAAACAGGGTGTAAAAGTTGGAAACAAGATTGTTTCCAATAAAAATGTAAAGGGTTGTGTGTTTTGTCAGAATCCAGATTTAAGTACAGTAGTTGACCCGATTCTTTTTACGGCAAGTATTCCCATCAATGAACTGAAGAGTAAACTTGAAGCAGATGGTATATTTGTTGATGTTGCGGATCTCAAATTACATCGTGAACATATCTTTTTTGAATATGATGAATCTGCTGAAACTGATTTAGATAGTGAGATTCAGAAGATTAAGGATTCTGAGAATGTTGATGTTATTATTGAGGAACTTGCCAAGATCAATCTACTTGAACGTAGGATGATTACAGAGGGTAAGGAAAACACACCTACTCATACAAAACTCTTACGTGAAAAGCGTGAACTCCTTTTGCTGAAAGCGCGTCTTGACGGTGAGATTGTTGATAAGGTTGAACACATTGTTCCTGACTGGGTGCAGTATATTCCAGATGAATAATGTCTAATATCATATATCATGGTAAACGCCTCACTCTTTTCAATATTGCAAAATACATGCTTGGTTACGAGAAAATAACTGAGGATGTTCATAAAGAGTGGTGCGATGACCTAGAAGAAGCAATCAAGACTCATAAACGTATCATGCGCTTGAAACCGCGTGGAACTTACAAAACTACTATTTACGATGTTTCTTTTGTTATTGATCGGTTGCTTGATGATTACGTAAAACACAATGGAAAGTTCACCTTACGTATTCTCATTACATCTGCTACCAATGACTTAGCAGAGCAGATTCTTTACGAGATTACACAGCATCTTACAGAGAATAAAAATATAAAACAGTTCTTTGCTGATTTTGGTAATGATAATCCTATTGTTAAATTGAATCAGCAGGAAGTAGTCTTACATCCGCGCGTTGTAAAGAAGGAACCAAATCTTAAGGCGCGTGGTGCTCTTTCAGCGATGACATCAGAGCATTATGATATTATTATCTGCGATGACATTGTAAATGATGCAGACCGTGAATCTGCTGCTATTCGTGAGCAGAAGAAGCGTTGGTATAAGGATTTAATCTCAATTCTTGAACCTGATGGACTACTGATGATCATAGGAACTCGTTGGCATGATGATGAGTTATACGGCGAAATTATTGAGCAAAATCCAAAATTGCCTGATTTTATGCGTTATGACATTGAGATTGATTCCATCATAGATGAACATGGTAAACCAAAGTATCCTACAATTTATAATGAACAAAAGATTCAGGCACTACGTATTGAGAAAGGTGCTGTTGAATTTTCAAGTCAGTATTTGAATCAGCCGCTACCCTCTGAAACACAGTTATTCAAACTGGAAAACTTGCACTTTTATACTGAACTGAAACTCCCACAGGAACGCGCACAGAATCCTTATTTCAAAAATTGTAAGCATGTTATCTATGTTGATCCTGCACTTGGTAATGAGAATGATTTTTGCGTTATTATAGTAGGTGCAATCAAAGACCATGTTCTTTACGTGCGTGATTGTTGGTTAAGTAATACATCACCGCCAAATGTTTCTATTGAGAAGATGGTGTATTATTACAACTTTTATAATTGTGAAGAACTTGGAATCGAAACAAACGGTTTCCAGAGTCTTATTTCTCAATACCTTAAAGAACGCAATGATAAAATCAAAGACATGCGTAAGCGCATGAAAATTAAAGAAATTAAGAATCAGAAGAAGAAACGGATTCGTATTGAATCTGTTGAACCGTTTGTTACATCGGGCAAAGTCCTGTTTCGTGATGATTGGACTGAAGCGTATCCTGAACTGATTAATCAATTAGTGCGATACCCGGTTCACAAACACGATGATGCTCCTGATGCACTTGAAGGACTTGTAAGAATGACGATTAATAAGGGTTCTGCGTTGGTTGATAAAGGAATTCGGAAGAAGCGTAAATTTATGATTGGAATTAATAGGAGTCACTAATATGGATAAAGTTAATGCAGCAATAGACTTAGAACAGAAGAAATCTAAAATTGTAAAAGTTTTTGCCTCCACTGGAATAGAGCGTAAGGATATAATATACAAAGCGGGTGCTTACAGAAATTTCGATACAACCAACAAATTCAATCTGTATCGGCAACTCTCGCTTACAAGTCCTCATGTGTTCATTCCGCTTCAGAAACTTGCTCTTACGCTTGTAAAGGGTATTAGATTTGAGGGAAAATCATCGCTTGTAAAGAACTTTGAAAAGTGGTCTGAAAGAATTAATTTCGAGGAGAAAACACAGACTCTTGCACGATTATTGTGTAGGGATGGGACTTACGTAGGACTCTATAACAATGTTAAGAATCCTGATAAAATGGGATTTGAACCCCTACTTATGTCGCAAACTACCATTGTTCCGCATGGTGTAACAAAGGGTAGTACAGATGTTACTTTTATTCTCACTCCTCCAATTAATCGTTTTTATGTCAATGAAAGGGGCAACCTTAATGATTTAGAAGCAGGTTCTTATCGTCCTGATCAGGTTATGTATGGTTCATTCTGTGCATATGATTACACGTTTAGAGATATTCTTGGTAGAGAAACGTATGGTATCTACGGCACTTCTTTGATTACTCCTATTGAGGATCTTATTTATAAATATCTTGATCTTGTTGAAGGTTACACGAATTACATTAAGAAGTATGGAATTGGACGTTACTTTATTGATTACCGTATTCTTGGTGATATGCTTGCCTCTGGTGATATTTCAATAGTAGAAGCACAAGAAATTTTGCAGGAATTAAGTGAAGAGCATCAGTATATTGCAGAGAATCAGGATATTATTGGTGCAGGATTTGACATTAAGCAATTAGATTCTGGTGGAAGTAACATCAACGTCACAGGATTTAAGGAAAGTCTTGAAACTGATATTCAGGTAGGATTACTCCAGGCACCTCTTACAATGGGTAGGGCAGAAGGAACCACGTATGCAGCAGGATATGTGTCTGAGGCAGATAGGTTAGTGGTGCTTGAAGGGTTGCAGAAGAAGATCATGAGTATTCTAAACGCTGAAGGTGGGATTATCAAGCAGCGCGCTATTGCAATGGGCAAGAACCCCGATGACATCAGAGTAGTCTTTGAAGAACTCTCGAAACCTGCTGTTCAGCCTGGAGATTTGCTGGATGCTTACACGATGTCTGTGATCAACAAACCTGAACTGCGTGTATCGTTAGGTTTCCCGAAGGAAATGATTGAGAAAGATGAGCGTGACAATGGAGATAATACTATTGAACTTTTGAAGCGCGGAAGAAAGGGCAGAAAACCTACTGATAATGGAATGAAATATCCTAGTGAAGAATAACATATAACAACCTTTTTAATGTTGTTACAGGAAATAAAATAGTGATATACATGGAGTTAAATGTTGTTTATAATGAGGATTGTTTAGAAGGAATGAATCGGATTGAAGATAATTCAGTTGATATGATTCTTTGTGATCTACCTTACGGGACTACTGCTTGTAAATGGGATACTATCATTCCTTTTGAACCATTATGGAAACAATATGAAAGGATTATAAAAGATAATGGTGCCATTGTATTAACTGCTTCACAACCATTTACAACTTTATTAATAAATTCAAATATAAAATTATTCAAATATTGTTGGGTGTGGAATAAGGTAAGAGGTGTTGGATTTCAAATTGCAAAATATAGACCAATGATGCAACATGAAGATATATGTGTTTTTGGAAAAGGAAGAATAAATTATTTTCCTATTATGACACCAAGAGAAAAAATTAAAAAATCAAAATGTTATACATCATCTGATTCTTCACCATTAAAATATAATGATGGAATAGAAAGAACTTATACTGAAAAATATCCAACATCAATAATTGAAGTGAGTAACGCTATTCAAAAAGATAAATTACATCCTACACAAAAACCCGTTGAACTCTTTGAATATTTAATCAAAACTTACACAAAAGAAGGTGATATTGTTTTAGATAA